GATCGGCGCTGTGACGCCGGCCGGGCCCTCCCCGGCGGAGATTGCGGCCGCTGCCAAGGCCAGGGCCAAGGCGGAAGCCAAGGCGAAGGCAGAGGCACAGGCCGAGGCCGAGCGGAAGGCGAAGGAAGAAGCCGAAGCCGCGGCCAACGAGAAGGCAGAGGCGGACGCGAAGGCCAAGGCCGGCGCGAAGTAGGCGACGCGCCATGACCTACTCGACCGCGCTCAAGATGGTGCGCCAGTTCGGCGCGAAGGAGCTCGCCGAGGTAGCAGCGCCGAAGGACCGTGCGCTGCTGCCCGATACCGTCTTGCGGAAGCACGTCAACGGGGAGTCGATCACGGACGAGGACCCGGACGTGCAGCTGGCGGCAGCGGAAGCCGTGGCGCGGATCGAGAACGCGATCGCAGAGGCTGAGGGCATCGCCGACGCCTACATCGGCAGCGGTGGATACACCACCCCGCTGTCGACAGTCCCGGAGTACATCAGCGGCGCCGTCGAGGATATCGCGCGCTGGCTGCTGCACAAGGAAAACCCCTCGGAGGCGGTCATCGAGCGCAACCGCCAGGCCCGGGCGATGCTGGATCGCGTTGCCAGCGGCAAGATGCTGATCGTGGAGGCGGATGGCGACACCGCCGCGCAGTCGAGCAGCTCGCGGATCGCCGTGTCCGGGCCCGACGAGGTGTTCACCGAGTCGGTGCTCGGCAGCTTCATGGGGCGGCTGTGAGCATCTCCGTCGCCGCGTGGATCTCGCGCCTCGAGAACCAGGTCCAGGAGGCTCACAACGTGCGGGCGATCGGCGCCGCCGCCGACCTGGCATCGGTCCAGCCGAACACTCGGACCACGCCCTCGATCTTCGTCATCCCGGCGACGGCCGCAGCGGAGCCGAACCGCATGGACACCGTCAACCGACAGCGCGTCACGCTGACGATGAGCGTGATTCTGGCGATCAGCAACTACCGGGACCAGGGCGCGGCCAACACCGACCTGGACGGGCTGTGGGGCGCGGTACAGGCCGCGTTGATCTTGTGGGAGCCATCGAGCGGGTACAGCCCGGTGGAGTACGAGGGTGGCAACCTTTTTCAGTACGACGACTCGACCCTGTGGTGGGCCGATCGATACGTGACCCGCTTCCATCTTTCCGTCCAGGAGCCAGCAGCATGAGCAAGTCGAAACCGCAGCCGCGACCGAAAACCGGCGGCCGGTTCTATGTCGTGAACGGCGACATCGTCGCCGAGCGGAATTACAACCCGCCGGCGAAGGCCTCGCCCAAGACGACCCCCGAAAACATGACCCCGAAAGGAGGTGACAAGTAATGGCAGGCGGCGGCAGAAAGCTACGAATCCGCGCGGTGCTGGCGAAGATCGAATCGGCCTACGGCACCGATCCGACCCCGGCCGCGGCGACTGACGCGATCGAAACCGTGGACGCGCGGATCCAGCCCCTGGTGGCGGACATCGCCGAGCATGCAGTCGATCGCGGATCGATGGGCAACTACCTGGCCACGCTGATCAACAAGCGGGTGGTGATCACGTTTCGCGTGGCGGCGGCCGGATCCGGCACTGCCGGCACCGCACCGGCCTGGGGCGTCCTGATGCGCGGCTGTTCGATGTCGGAAACGGTCAACGCCTCGACGGATGTGCGTTACGCACCGATCGACACCAGCCAGGAGTCGATCACGATCTACTTCTGGCAGGACGGCAGCCGCCACGCGATTGTCGGTTGTCGCGGCACCTGGGGCGTGTCCTTCGACCCGAGCGGCGGCTTCCCGTATTTCGAGTTCACGTTCACTGGGGTGTACGCGGCGCCGACGGCCGTGGCCAATCCGTCGTTGACGCTCAGTGCGTTTCAGGCACCGCTGGAGGTAAACAACGCCAACACGGTGGTGACCATGCACGGCGAGACGGTGGCGATGGTCAGCTGTTCACTCGCGGTCAACAACGAGATCGTCCCGCGCGACGTCCCCGGCGCCGCGGAGATCCTGAGCACCGGCCGTGCACCGGGCGGGAACATCGAGATCGATGCGGTCCCGCTCGGGACGAAAAATTGGTTCAGCGCCGTGACCAACCTGGCCGAGGCGGAGCTCAACATCGAGCACGGCACCACCGGCGGCAACATCGTCGAGTTCGACGCCGACAACTGCCAGCTGGAATCGATCGACTATGGCGACTCCAGCGGGATTCTCACGCACCCCTTCTCCCTGCGTTTGCTGCCGGACTCCGGCGGCGGCGGAGATCTTGAAGTGGTGGCCAAGTAACGACGACGGAGCGATCAATGTTCGTACTCAATGCCAGCGAGGAACGCCGCGACACCTTCATCAGGACGATCCCGATCGACAAGCCAACCGCTGACGGATTTCAGCAGCACGAGATCAAGCTCACTTTCCGTGAACTGCGGCAGAGCCAGATCAACGACATCTACCTGGCGATGCCGGATCCGAAACAGACCCCTGACGAGCGCCTGCTGAAAGCGGTCGTCGTCGATTGGGACGGCGTCGCAGACGAGGATGGCGAACCCTTGCCGTGCACCCCGGAGAATCTCGCGGCACTGGTCGATATCCCCTACATCCGAAAGCCCGCGGCGACGATCTACATCGAGGTGATGCAGAACAACGCCGTCAAGGATCGCAAGGTAAAAAACTGATCGAGGCCGGCCAGTTTTTCGCGGGGATGATTGGCCGGCCGCGACACGATGACGACAACGCGGGCCTCGAGGCGCAGCTCCGCGGGCTTGGCGCGACCGACGAGCAGATCGCCGAGCGCCTGGCGCAGCGCGAGGCCAGCGAAGCCGACGCCCGGGCGCGGATGCGCTTCAAGGTTTTTCCGGCCAACTGGCGAGCGGTGACGATTTTCCTCGAGCGCGGATTTCGATGCATGGAACGGTCACAGATGAACGGCAAGCCGATCGGCCTCCGCGTCGAGGCGCTCGAGGCGCTACTGCGCCTGGAAGGCGAGGGCGACAACCTGGAGCTTTTCGACCAGGTGATGCGCATCGGCGACGGTGTGGTGATGGGGGTCGGCCGTGCTTGAGGTAGGCGTCCGCCTCCGAGCCGACGGCAAGGGTCTAGTCGGAGAGCTCCGGCTCAGCCAGAAGGAGCTCGACCGATTGACGAGCTCGTCGAAGGCGGCCGGTACCGCCGCCAGTGCCGCCGGCAAGAACGTCGAGCAGTTCGGCCGGTCGAGCGAGAAAGGAGCCAAGGGCGCCCGCCGGCTCAACACCGAGTCCCAGGCAGTAGGGAAGGCGCTCAATGCGCTGAAAGCACTACTCCCGACCGTGGGTGTGGCGCTGTTCACGCAGCAGGTAATAGCCGCAGGCCTCGCCATGACCAAGATGCGGAACAGCCTGCTGGCCGTCACCGGGAGTACCGCAGCCGCCAACGAGGAACTGGACTTCATCCGCGACACCGCCGATCGCCTCGGCCTGTCGTTCCAGTCGCTGGCGGATAGCTACGTCTCGTTCACCGCGGCCAGCAAGGGAACCGCGCTCGAGGGGGATGCCACGCGCAAGATCTTCGTCCGCGTCGCTGAGTCGGCCCGTGTCCTTGGCCTGTCGACCGATCAGACCGAGGGTGCCCTGCGCGCCCTGCAGCAGATGATGTCGAAGGGCACCGTACAGGCCGAGGAACTGCGAGGGCAGCTCGGCGAGCGACTGCCCGGCGCCTTCCAGATCGCCGCCCGTGCGATGGGCGTCTCGACCCAGGAGCTCGGAAAGATGCTCGAGCAGGGTCAGGTGCTGGCCGAGGACCTGCTGCCGAAGCTGGCCGACGAGCTGGAAAAGACCTATGGCGGCGCCCTCGAAAGCGCCACCCAATCGGCCGGCGCCGCCTTTGGCCGGCTGGAAACGGCCCTGTTTTCCCTCCGGGCGGAGGTTGCCGAGTCGGGATTCATGGACGGCCTCGCCGATTCCACGGAGCGCCTCGTCGATGTGCTGAACAGCCCGGGAGCGATTGCGGCCGCCCAGGCGCTGGGCGAGGCGCTCGGCTTCGTCGCCGAGAACCTGGACATCATCGGTGTGGCTCTTGGCGCCGGATTTGCCGCGAAGATGATCCGGGCCGGCGCCGGCGTGAAGGCCCTGGGCGCGGCATTCGCATTCCTGTCTGGCCCGGTTGGCGTCGCTGCGCTCGCCGCCGGCGGAATCGCCACCTTGGTCGGCGTCATCAACGAGCACAAGGCCGCCGCCGAGGCCGCTGAGGCGGCCCAGGATGAATACTCCAAGGCGATCGAGGCCGGTGGCGACAACGCCATCGAGGCGGCGGAGAAGCTGCTGAAAGCCAGATTCGCAGAGCTCGACGCGCTCAGTCAGACGATTGAGTCGGAGCTCGCCAAAGGCGTGTACAGCGATGAGGACCCGCGGGAGCTCCAGACCAGGTACATGGCCCTGCAGCAGGAAGTTATCGGCCTGAACAAGGTGCTAGAAAGGATGCGGGCCAACGTCGAGGCAGGATTCGACGCGCTCGGCCGGATGACCGATGAGGGCCTCGGCAAGTTCGAACGGTCCGCCAACTTCGCCGTGAGCGAGCTGGACAAGTTCATCGGGAAGATGCGCGAGGCGGCGGCGGTCGAGGCGATGACCGAGCGCCAGAAAGCCCAGCTCGACGCCTGGAACGATGCGGTCAAGGCTGGCGTCGCCAACGTCTCCGCCAACGAGAGCGCGGTGAAGGCCCTGGCGGGCGCCCTGTACGACGAAGCGGCTGCCAGGGAGGCAGCCCGCAAGGCCACCGAGGAACAGGCGGAGGCGATCCGTGAGGCCGAGCAGGCGCGACTCGACGAGCTGTCGGCTATGGCCGAGGTCGAGGCCGCAGGATGGGACCAGGCGGAACGGGTCCGCCAGATGGAGATCGACAAGCGGATCGAGTATCGCCAGAGCCTGCAGGAGAACGCGAACGCGCTGATCCAGTCCCTCGAGTCTGAATCCGAGCGGATCGAGCGCGAGCACGACGAGCGCCTGCAGATCCTCGACCAGGCGCAGGCCGAGGGCCTGACCATTATTGGTGGCTACGAACAGGCCAGGGCCCGGCTCCGAGAGCAGACCCTCGAGCAGCTCAACGAGCTGGAAACCGATCACGCGGAGGAATACCGGAAAATTTGGGACAACATGGTCGAGGGGATGCAGTCGGCTTTCACCGATGCCATCTATGACGGCCTGTTCGAAGATGGAATCGACAGCTTCGAGGATTTCACCGACACGGTGAAAAAGCTGTGGAAACGCATGATCGCCGAGATGATCAGCGCCTGGTTGACCAGCGGGATCACCGGGATGATGCGGGGAGAAGGTTTCAGCGGCTTCAACGTCGGATCGTTCATCGGAGGCGGTGAATCGAGTGGAGGTGACGGTCCCGGTACCAGCCCGATCACCGTCGCGACGATCGGCAAGAAAGTCGCGGCATGGTTCGGGTGGGGCGGGGGTTCGACCACCAGCGCCGTGCCCGGCGCAGTGGGTTCGGTGAAAGGCCCGGCGGTCCTGAACTACGCCGGCGGCGCGTCCAGTAGCGCCGCGCTGGGCGGGCAGGGCGCGGCGGCCATCGGCAACGGCTACGGTGGCGGCGCCGTCGGTGGAAACGCGGCGGCCAGTGGCGCGGGCGCAGGTTGGGGTGCCGCCGCCGGCGCCGCGTTCATCGCGGCAATCGGTGTCTACGGTTTCGGCAAGCAGGCCCGCAAGCAGCGCCAACGCGCCGAGCGCCAGACCGAGTTCTTCAGCCAGGTTGGGACGGGCACGAACGAGGCCATCGGCGAGTCCGCGGTCAACTTCCGCGGCATGCTCGACGAGTCCACCGCGTTTTTCTCCGCGACCGAGGCCGGCTGGCAGTCGACCGCAAAGGCCCTGCAGGAGATCGGCCTGCTGTCTGACGCATGGGGCGCGTCCCTGGACGAGAACGGTAACGCGCTGTTCCGTGTCCAGGGCAACATCGACGGCGCCCGGGCGGCCCTTGAGCAAGCCGATGCGACGATGTACCGGTGGCATGGCAATTTCAAGCTGGCCGAAGAAAAGAGCAACTCGCTGCGGGTGAGCGTCGTCGGAGACGCCGACCAGATCCGCGCGGCGATGGAAACGGCGGCGGCGGAGAGCGGGCTCAGCTTCACGGCCTTCCAGGAGACTGCGTCGGGCGCGTCCGCGGTGCTGGCCGGGGATCTCCGCAAGTGGGACGAGATCCTGCAGGGCATCGTGGAGAGCTCGCTGTCTGCTGTGACCGGGCAGATCAACAGCGCCGCGGGCGCCGCTTCGAACCTGACGCGAGAGTTCGAGCGGGCCGCGGGCGCGTCCCGGAGCATCTCCGTCGGGTCGACGATCAACGCTGCCAGCCACTACATGGGCGTGGCCCGCGTCCCGCGAGACAACTACCCGGCGAACCTACACAAGGGCGAGAAGGTCCTCAGCCGCTGGGAGGCCGATGACCTCGAGCGCAGCCTACAAGTCGACCAGGGCGGCGGCGACGGCGCCAACACCGCCATCCTGATCGAGATCCGGGACGGCGTCACGCGCACCGCTGCGGCCTACGAGGGCATGCTCCGCGAGCAACGTGCCGTGAATCGGGGGCGACGATGACCGTCGACTACAACGCCTGGCTGGCCAACCCCGACAACAACGCCAACCGTAACCTGCTGGTGGACGTATCGCCGTACTCCGGCGCCTCGGTGGTGACCCGGAAACTCAGCTACCAGAGATGCCCGGCCGCGGGGCCATACATGCCGGTCATTCGGTCGATCCCTGCCGTCGTTCTCGAGATGCAGACGCCCTGGGGTGGCGACAGTTTCCGCACGATCGGCGACATCGAGTTCGATAACGCCGATGGCCTGTTCGATGGTTGGCTATTCGACGCCTGGGCAAAACGGGATATTGTTCTGCGGTTCGGCGACCGATCGTGGCAACGGGACGACTACGAAGTTATCTACACCGGGAAGGTGAGCCGGATTCGCATTGCCAACGCCGACGGCATCGTGCTGGAGCTGACCGACTTGCATGCCAAGTTCGACGAGCCGATCCAGCTCAACACAGTGGACGACGGCACGAACGGCGAGGTGGAGATCCCGCTGTGCTATGGCTACTGCTACCAGGTTCGGCCGATTCTCGTCGACACGGCGGCGCACAAGTACCAGGTGCACGACGGCGCCGTCGAAGATTGCATGGACGGCGGAGCGATCTACATCGATGT